TGATTGCGGCTGTATTGTGCCGGCCTGCTTCACACGGATGACACCGCCGATCTCATTGTTCAACAGGTCATCGATGTTTACCGCGCCGTCTACTACCTCAACACGTGGGTTGTTAGTTAGTGCCACGTTATCCAGAACACCGCGCAGCATAGCTGTAGCAGCGTCTTGATCGTTAATGATTAGGTCTGCAACAGACCGACCGTAGAATGTGTGCGGCTCAGGATCTACCTCAAAGACAGCAAACGGCAGGTGCGAGCATGGCTCGTAATCTAATAGCTTGTATTTGTTGCCACCCAAGACAACCTTGTGCATTTGAGCAACACCAGTGCCCTCGACGTCGATCTTCATGTACGCCTCAGTAATCGCAACTAGGCGCATTGAGGGGTCTTGTACGTCCTCGTCAGAGTAATCTGACTCGTAACCACGGCGCTCATACTCTTCAACTTCTGAGAAGGTGTCAGAGTGCTGCAAGCCACTCAGATCATATACTTCCTCATAATCATAGCCCATAGCCACCAGGTCACTAACACGCATCTCGGTACGATGAGCAACACAGTAATAGTCATCGATAGAGCGCGAGTTGCGATCAATAAAAAACTCTTCTGGGGGGACGCTTTCAATGCACATCTTGCCGCGTTCCATTGTTCGAGAAATCTTGAGGTCATGGATAGGATTGTCAACCTCCATCCCAGACTCGTCGATTTCGATAGAAGTACGGGCGGTGTGCTTGATAACCTCGACGTCGGGCTCGTTAACAAGCAGGGTGAACTCCATGTCGTTGAGGTCTTGGAAGTCATAAACCTCTTGTTCTTGATACATGTCCCAATAAACTTTAACAATTCCAGACTTCTTAACCAGGGCGTCATGAAAAGCATCGTTAAGCACTCGATATCCGTTTAGCTCATTAAACTGGTAGTGCATGTACTTTGTAGCTTGCTCTGCAGCCTGCACGTCTTCTGTTCCACGTGGAACATATTCAACAGGCTTGTCAGTAGATAGAAACACGCGCATTAAAGATGGCTTAATAGCACGGATAGTATCTCGAACTTTCGTAGCTACCACCTTTGATCGACCGTCTTCCTCACCGATATCGACCTCTCCATCGAAGTATCTTTGCGCCTTGATTCGGTCCTCAGCAATCTCGGACTCACAGAAATCAACAGCGTCTTGAACAGCCTCGCGTGCGATGCCTTCGATCTCTAGGTCTGTCATTGGTTTTAACATATTAAAGCCCCATGCCTGCGCGTACCTGCTCGCTCATCTCAACACCTGCCGGCACCAGTGATCTCTGCAGAACTTGATTTACATAATTTGCTTTGGCCTCAGTGATCTGGCCTTTTTGCATGGCCTCAGAAACATAAGATAAGGCAATCTCAGCATCTCGGCCGCGCTTAGTTGTTAAAGCCTGTGCCACCTCTGTCAGTATGTCATTCCTGCGCGCCACCATAGCCTCGTCGGTCATCCCTGTGAGGGCCTGGATTACCTTCTGTCCTGCCTGTAATGGCTCACCACGGAGAGCGCTACCGACCATGCCTAGACCGCTAATTTCTTCGATGTCCTTCATGATCTGCTGGCGTATAGCCGTCGCGCTGTTAGGCGCCACGTTGGCCTGTAACTCTAGCGCTGCACGAATCTCATTTAGCTTGGTGTTAAGCTGGCCGTATCTCTGTGGCGTTAGGATCATCTGTAGCTTCTGCCGGTTGGCGCCGCTCGATAATTGGCGTAGTAGTTTGCGTGCTTCTTCAATTGAACCTTGGTCGCCGGAAGATATAGATGTTTTGACGTTAGCCATAAGTTCATCAATCTGGTTGCGCACGCCTAAACGCAGAGCATCTATTTCGGTCTTAGAGGCGCCTCTAACGGCCTCCGTAAGCTCGTCTCGGGTAATCCGGTCATTAAGCAAAACATTGCCAAGCTCGCCTGCCTGGCGCTCTCGTATGGCATTCCCACCCATAGACACAGCACGGTCGTAAGATGGCACCGCGCGACCCAGAGCGTCACGTAATTTGCCTGCCACTATATTTAGGTCTGCACCTTTTCCGGTAGGTCGGCCAAACTTGTCTGTGTACTGGTCAGAATATGCGATCCTCTGCATAGCACGTTTCAAGAAATCAAGCTGAATAACGTTTGGCATCTCTTGGTAATCAATGCTGCCGTCGTCGTTGATCGTCGCTCTAATCTGTTGGTTTTGGATGCCTTGCAACTGCATTACGTCGTTGGCTTCTTTAAACGCAGTTCGTAACTCGTCTGCCGGTACTCGCCTTATTAAGTCTTCAATTTCCAAGCCCGCAGCGCTTGTGTAGTTAATAGGTGAAGCGTACGCTTCTGCGTACGACAATCGTGTCATTGGCGCATACCGTGCCGCCGCCTGCTCTGCTGCTGTTCTCATTCCAACAGGCTCAGCACCCAAAGCTCGGGTCATAGCGCCACTGAGTTGCTCAGACTGCTCTGCAGCGCGTTCTGTTACAGCGCCTCGACCGACAGTAGCTGCCTCGCCGCCTGATGCGATTACAGCATCCAATAGCTTTGCCGTAGCAATGTCTGCGTCAGCAATCATGCCTTGATCGCCAGCACGTCGTATGTTTTGTAGCGCATCTTCGAGTGAGCTACCTTCTCGTGACAGCGTTTGGCCTATAACCATCGCTGCCTCTTTTGATATTCCTAACTCACTTGCGACTTTGCGAGCGGCTGCGTCTAGCCCTGCAGTGCTAGTAGTGCCTTTTGTAAACATCCCTATGAGACCAGCCATTCCGCCGCCAAGCACTGCGCCAGTAATTCCGGTAGGTATAGCTTCTCGGCCTCTTTCAAAGACATCGCCTTCTGCCGCGCCAAACCCGCTTACAGCAGCCTCAGAGCCACCAAAAAGCGCTCCTCGACCTAAAGCTCCAGTAACTGTTGCAGGCACTGTGCCGGGCGCTAAAAGGCCGGTCATTGCCGCCGATCCCATGCGGCCTACAGCGCTAAGAATGGGATACTCTTCCTCCGTAGCCCTCTGCAAGCGCTCTACGCGCTCTCTACCCATCGGGCTAACAGTTCCTACAGCTTCCGGCAAAAACTCGCCAACGTAGGGGATGCCTTGGGTTATTTTAGCTGCAGCAGCAGAAAATGGTTGCGTGCTCACCATCTCTTGCCTTATTTCAGACTCGGCTAGTTGTCGCGCTGTCTGACCTTGCTCTGCTTGCGCAACAATATCAGCGATTTTTGCAGGATCAGAGGTGCTGTAACCTGGAGATACGAAAAACTGCTTACCCTCACGCTCTACTAAACGACCACCGGCTACCTCTACAGAATCGGCCGCTACTGGCGGTTTCTTTTTTCTTTCCTCGATGATCTCTGACACGCTAGGCATTACTGAGCACCTCTCATAGCAGCCGCGCCTCGTGGGTCATGCTCTGCGTACCAGTCCATTAATATTTCGGAGTCTGACTTGCCAGCTGCCCTGTTAGCAGCAACATACTCTTCCAGCGTTACAGGATCATCGCCTTTGTAGATAACGGAACCAACTGTCTGACGCATAATATTGACGTTACGCATTACATTTACGTCGGTTGCGTCAAAGCTTCTGTTAGTGCTTGCGTATGATCCTATCAGCGCGTCTCGAAGGTTACGCGAGTTCATATAGCTGATAATTGCGTCGTTAGCTGACTTTTGCTGACCAAGACCCGGCAAGAACGTCTGCGTAAATCTGGCGTCGAAGTCTGTCTGTGGACCTTTGTTTTGTCGAAGCTCTGCCGCTACTAACTGACTAGCGATAGCATCTACAGCCTGAAGACGACCAAGCTCTTCTGTGTCTACTTGAACTCCTAGCCTGTCAGCTAATCCGAGAAGGCTCTTTTTGGTTTCTGCAAAACCACCTGTCTCAATGCCTGATAATGCACGTCCTAACTGGCCTATTGAATTTAGCTGCGCACGCGCATTAGCACCGGTGTCTGTAACCTCTTTGAATGCAACAGGAAGCTGCTTCATGGCAGCCTCACCTGCAACATCAGGCGCTGGAATGTTTACTGTAGTTCCTGATTCTTTCATCTGCAGGAACTGTTGATAACTTAGCTCTGGGTTTTGTGATCGTGCGAACATGTACTCTTGCAGAATAGAAGGCGCAGCCGCAGGCTTACGGAACATCGCTTTAAGAGCCTCGTTGCCTACACCAGGAACTTTCTCGATCAGCGAAGCTACTTCTGGCTGGCCTTGCTGTCTAAAGTATTCAGCAGTCATGTTAGCTTGATCCGCCTGCTGGCGTCGTGCTTGTATATCTCGCCCGCGCTGCATTTGGCTTTGAATAAATGCCTGATTAGGGTTTAACGTCATAGACTGCAGGCCGGCAGCTAGACGTGAGCGCACCGCTGGATCTTGCAAAGCATCCATAGCGCGACGACCTAACTTAGATAGCCCACTAACAAACGGATTAGGTGGACGGCTACCGGGTGCTGGACCCACAGCCTGTAGAGGCTGCATCGCCTGCTCTCTGGCAGCTATGAAACTTTCTTGGCTTGCCTGAGCCTCTGGCGTCATAGAGGCTGCTAACAGAGCATTCGGAGAGCGCATCTGTTGTAGGCGCTCCATCTCCATCATCATTCTTCGCTCTTCTGGTGTCATGCGCCCATCCCCATAGCCTTCATAATTTGCATGATCTTTGACATCTTATCCTCTCGGCTCTGGTTAGAGTCGTAACCCATAATGCCTGCGCCGTACTGCATCTGTGGGACAGGAAGTTGCTGTAATAGACCGCCGCCCATTTGCACTGGCATAACCTGAGTGTTCATTTGCTGACCAGCCAAGCCCTTAGCCGCATTGCCGAGGCGATCCTTATCTGCGAGATGCTTTAGTAGCTCATCGAGTAGACCTGGATCTTTTTGCTGATCAGTTGCGACCATCTCAGCCCCCAAATGCTAGTGAGAGGAAATCGAACAAGCCCGGGCTGCGTGACGTTGTCTGTGTCTGCGGCACAGGAGTCGCACCTAACGCAGAAGCTAAGTACCCCAGCGAACGCTCTGGGAAAGATGAGTAGCCCTCAAACTGACCGCGCGCCTGATCGAATATCTGCTGGTTAAGCATCTGCTGTAACGCGCCTTGTTGCGCCATATCTTGCTGTAGGTTACGGCCCATGCCAAACGCTTGCTGTGCTAAACCACCAAGCTGACCTGCCGCTGCAAGTCTTTGGCCAGCGCCGGTAAGTCCTGCGCTTTGATTCGCTAGGTCTGCACGCATTGTGTTAGCAATGTCCTGACCAGCCATTTGTTGAGCATTTTGGAATCCACCAAGACGTAAATTAGCGGCTGTGCGTGCTGCTTGCTGCATTGCAGCCTCATTAGCCTGTGACTCTAGTATTGCTGACCGTGAGCCACCGAATGCACCTGCACGCTGCGCTTGCGAGGCCAGTTGATTAGCTTGCATTTGACGCGCTTGCTCAATGTCTCCAAGCGACTGTTGAACTACGGTTTGCTCAAACGGATTAAAATATGGGTTGAGATCGGTTTGTCCGATTTGTCCGGCTTGCACTTGTGCTGGCTGGTAACCCATGCCTACTGCAGTGCCAAGCATGGCTCCGGTTTGACCCTGCTGAGCCTGCTGGAATACGTTAGGAGCTACTTGACCGCCTCCTTTGCCGCCTGGCGCTGGAGCGACACTACCTGTGGTGCCCATCTCTGGGTGTCCAGTAGTGCTCATGGTAGGTGTTAGTGGTGTCATTACGAGCGACCTCCTCTAAAAGACGGCATAGAACCGCCGCCAAGCACTGGATTGCCAAACTGCGAAGGTAAGTAACCACCCATAGGGCCAGTCGGCGCAAGTAGTCCGCCAGCTTGTGGTCCAGTAAATAATTGACTGAATGATGCGGCTTGTGCCGGCTGGTTAGCAGCAAGTTCTGATAGTGCCTGCTCAAACATTTGACCAGTTCCGTAACCCTGGATGCCTCCGAAGTCCTGCGCCTCTGGCATGCCTGCGGTAACGTCCATCTGTGGAGCCAAACCAAAGGCTGCAGCAGCGTCTGCAGTGGACTGCATGGCTTGTGTCTGCATAGGAGTGAAGGCGGCTACAGAAGGCCCATAATAAGGCATGTAACCGACCTGCGCTAACTGCTCCGCGCGCTGTAAGTTTCGACGAGCCGGTCCTTCAATAAACTCCGGGATCTCGGTCTTTGTTGTTTGGCTTCCGCCTTTTCCGCCACCTGACATATCAGATATCCTTTCCTAGAACTGTGAAGGTCTCTTCGTAACCTTTGTTTTTTAAAACTCGTTTCCAACCCTTACGGCCGGCAATGCTCATTCCTGTGCATCCATTCATCTTTGCAAACTCGACAGCGGAATCATCCATGTCGATTATTTGTTCCATCTCGCCACCTGCAAGAAAAATGTGTAGCACTTTCTTGCGCGGGTAGTTGACGATCTCCGTTACTGCGCATCCTTTCGGCGCCGGCCAGAACTGCATCTCGCCTTTTATAATGGCCTGCACGACGTCGTCTAATGTGTGCGTGCCACCTGATAATTCTAACGCTGCCTCCAGCCAAGGCTTACAACGAATTAATTCTTCTACAACATTTGTCAATTATATCACCTATGGACGCGTATAATCGTTAAAGTCGTTGCTGGGCATACAGACTCTGTTGCGATACTGCTTGCTGCGAACGATTTTAGGCTCGCATGACTATGATTATCGGTCGCAGTAAACGCCTCTAAATAGTCATTTGTATTTAAATGGAATAGGGCTGAACGACTCACAACTGTAGTTGCGCCGTTTTGATGTAACGCCGCTCTAATAGTTGAGCCATTCGCTACGTTTGTGCCGTTAATCTTAGGCCAAAACACAAAATTTACAGTGCTTGCAGATGTAGAGTAAATTTGCGCTGTAAAGGTAATTAAAAAGTAGCCAGTGTCTTGAAAAATTATGCGCGAGCCGCTTTGCGTAAAACCTTCGTTGTCTGACCCGGCTGTGTAAGTAATTGCATACTCAGTGTCAGATGCGGTGTAAGTAAAATCACTCGACACCGTAAAGTCGCCGTGGCCGTTCGCTAGTACAACCTGCTTAAATGCACCGCCTACACTTACGACGGGGTAGCTGTTGTCGTTGTCCCAAAGCAATATGCCATCATCGCCGGCGCTGTCACCGCTGAGCTTCCATGCTAAACGTGAACGTATGCGGTTGAGATGCTCTACAAGCCGCTCGCCCCAGCCCTTCCATTCTGGGCCTAATGGTGGAGGCGCTAGGCTCATCTATTGCCGCCAGGAACAACATTTAAGCGTGGTATACCGAAGCGCCAGTTATTAAACTCAGTGCCGTTTACTCTAAGGCGTAGCTGCCGGCCTGAGAAGCGAGCGCTTGTCGGGTTGCTTGTGGTGAAAGGCCCGTGCGTAGACTCACTGCCGTTTGGATAGAATCGAGTCTTAAAGGTTAGCGTGGCTTGACCCTGCGTCTTCTCGTCAGGAATGATCTCATTTACCTTAACCACACTAGACCCAAAGACAACAGGCCCAGACTCTGCATGAGGCGCCACACCGTCGTGCGAGTATCCAATCTCGTGATTAAAGTGCTTGCCGCCATTACAGAACATAATAGGCTGTCTGAAAACGCCAGCATCAAATCCGCTAGTACGTGCGAGCTCTCCGATGTTCCAGTAGTTCTCTTTGTAGTTGTAAATAACGTAACGGTCGTTTTCGTTTGATCCGCCGCTGGGGTAGAACCACCACGCCTCGCCAAACTGCGAATTATTCATTGCAAACACTTTAGAGCGCTGTGCTGTGTTCATGTCGTTAAACACGTAATCGAGGACATCGCACTGCATTTCCTGTACTGATGACCCGTTATACATGAAAAAGCCTTTCTGACCCATCCAGAACGCGCCCTCTGCATTAGGGATGCACGCATGACGCGATATAGCGCCGCAGGAGGTGCCTACACGCTCAAACTGGAACACAAGCTGCGGTCCAATATACGTCGCTGTATGAGCGTCTGTGGTCGTCAGGATAAGGGTCTTGCCTCGCAGCCTGTGACCACTAAGAATCTCACCGTTTGTGCTCAGCTCAAAGTCGCCCGCCTCATTCGTCGCCGAGGGGGTCCAAGCGGTGTTATCTTCTTTATCGCACCACTGGACCTTCCTCGGATTGCCGCCTGCCCCTAAAGCAAATAGGAATCTCTCAGCCGTTGTAACAAGACCTAAATTAGAAGTCGGAGCATTGCTAATCTGCGCAGCGACTACACTGGTGTTTAGCTGCCACTCGTAAAGCTTACCGTCATCTACTGAGCAAGCGACCAGGTACTCGCCCCACGTATCGAGAGACCACGTCGTAGCTTCTTGGTAAACACCACTAGAGATGCGCTGCGTCCCGTAGTAGTCGGTCCCATAAAAGCCGCCACCGAAGCCAATGTTAAGGGCTGCGTCTTCTGCGCCTGCTGTAAAGCCTGCAGGGGTTATATCTGTTACAACTCCCGATGGCGAGATATGAAAAAGCTTGTTGTACGTTCCTACTGCTATTTTTGTATCGAATGAGTTGTCTACCCACCCAAGAGAACCACGCACAGGCTTGTCTAAGGTTGCACCGCTCTTAACACGCTCCTGCCAGCCGCCTATTGGCCCTAGCGAGCCGCTACGCCATCGGACGAGGTTTACGTCACGCCAACGGCCGGCGCCCTCTAGGTCAGTTCCGTGGCGGAATACGCCGGGCTGTATATCTACTGCTTCAATAGCCATTACACACCACCGTCTACCGTAATAGTGATTGTTGCTGTGTCTTGCACTGTGCTGGTAGCAACATCTTGCACCGTCACAGATAGGGTCACAGACTGCTGTATGGTGCTTGTAGTAAGCGTCCATGACTGCGCAGATGATATGGTCGTGTACTGGTTAAGTGTGCCAGTCAGTGACGATGTATCGCCTGTAGCTGTAACCCGAACTTTATAATCTGAGCCGATGCTACTTGTTGTAGGCTCAAACCAATTTGTATCGCTGTAACTTGTCAGGTTGCCTGTCGCTGTGATGGTACCGTTGGTATTCAGCCTAAATGTCGCTGACGATGTAGTGCCAACTCTACTATCAGACAGTGAACCGTTATTGATTGCGACGGCTGCGGCAGACGTGCCATAGAAGTCAGTAATGGCGATCTCGCCCGAGGCAGGCACTCCGGTTGCTGCTGAGTAATACTCAGATATAGCAATAGGATTAGAGCCACCAAACTCCGTTTGGATTTCGCTGAGAGATATTGCACCACTACTCTGCAAAGCCATTAGATAGTACCAAATGCGGTTACGTCGTTAGCTGATGTCACTGCGCCGTTTGTGCCGACCTTGAACACCTCTGTGCCGTCATAGACAAATACAAGCTCATCGATGTCTGTTTTGATTACCCAGTTACCTAAAGACAAGGTAGTTGCCTTTACATCACCTGCAGCGCTGTAAATCACGCCTTTGCTGTTTACTACTGTGCCTGCCAGGGCGCCATCTAAGACGTTTACTTCAGCTGCTGATGCTGAGATAGCGTTAAGCTTGTTAAGATTGCCTGTGGTCGCTACAGAGCCGTCTAGGACGTTTATCTCAGCCGCTGTAGCCGTGACACCGTCCATGATATTCAGCTCAGCAGTAGTCGCCGTAACACCGTCTAGGATGTTTAGCTCAGTCGCTGTGGCGGTAACACCATCCAATATATTTAACTCTGCGGCAGTTGCTGTTACGCCATCTAAAATGTTGAGCTCAGCAGCCGTAGAAGTTACAGCTACGCCACCGACTTGCCATGAGCCTGCGGTTAGGTTTGGCTGGATTGCCGTAGTCCCGTCTAGCAGGTCATCAATAGAGTCGAAGTTAGTATTGATCTTCGTTCCCCATGTGTCTTCTGACGCGCCGACCTCTGGCTTCGTAAGCGAAAAGGTTGTGGTTGTAGTATCTGCCATGTCTAGTTACCCAAATGGATTTTCAGTGGTGTAAATTTTAGTCCAGCCCCCTGACGGCGATGAGCCGCTAGTGTCACTCCACGTCGATGAAGAGCCTTGCTGCGCAGCCCATACCTGCTCCGGCGGCACAATATCTGTCCATGTATCTGTTGGCTCGTCAACGTCATCCCATATTTTAACCGAGATAAAGGTTGAACCGATAAAAATAGTTGATGTAGGCGGTCGCAGATCCTCTACGTAGCCCTCTTCTGCGTACGAGTTACCGTCAAGTACGTAACCCTGCGCTATGTAATTAGCCGGTATGGTTACTGCTGAGGAGAGAATCGTCGCCATTAGCTTGACGCCTCCAGCTCGGCAAGCCTGGCACGCATCTCTTGTATTTCCTTAATAAGCATAGGGACAAGCTTCGAGTAATCTACACCCATCACCTCCTCTGAGTTTGGATCACCACTAACTGCCTCAGGTTCGATGTTTATTAACTCTTGAGCAATCATGCCGTACTTCTGGTGTTGCTGCGATTCTATCCAGTCAAATGAGCGAACTTGGATAGCGTCGATGTCACTGCTCGCAGAGGGCGCGTCTACAATGTTTTCCTTTAAGCGCTCATCTGATGATGTAATGTAACGCGTCGAAGTAGTGTTGTAATCGATAACGCCCCTGTCAGTACCGTTATCACGGAAACGTAGAACTTCAGATCTTGTTGATGTAGCAGAAGCTCTGTTGAACGATAGACGGCTAGTCAAGCCACTAGCAAAGGTGGTGGAATCCGGGCTGTTAATTGTCAAGCCGCCGTTACCATTATAAGCCACACCACCAATAGCTATGCGCTGAAGGCTGTCCATCCGCATCTGTTCAGTGGTATCTATCTTTACAACGATCTCACTGCCATTTCCGCTAGTATTTGCATCAACATCAATAAGAAAATCGTTGCCGTCGTATTTAATTTCGCTATATGAGTTCGTAGTAGAATCATCTAGCCTCAAGGCTGGCGCTGAGTTGTCTATCGTGATGTTGCCAGTGAACGTGTCGCCGGTCGTTCTTGCCACTGTAGAGTCAACAGCTAAAGATACGCTGCCACTTGCCCCACCTCCGCTTAGGCCGTCTCCGGCAGTTACGTTGGTAATGTCACCAGTGTTTGTTGTGTAGCCTTGAGCAATAACGAAATCGTAAACGTGATCGCCTGTAGGAATCGTTGCTGCTCCATCGGATACCGCGCCTGTGTTTACATTAAGGGTTACGCTGCCAGAGGTGCCGCCACCTGTTAATCCAGTGCCAGCAGTAACGCCTGTAATGTCGCCAGCGCTTCCTGTAGACTCGCTTACAATAGTTAGCAAATCGAATGTTAAAGAGCTAGGATCGGCTTCGGTAACGTCGCTGCTAGACCTATCAATCTTAGCTACAAAAAAGCCTGTCTCGCCAGCATCAATTGTAGTAATCGTCCCAGCTGGTTGTTGATTGCGTATATCTAGGCTTTCTGTGCTGCTTGAGCTGTTCTTAATAACAAACAATCGACCTTCTAGGGTGCGCTCATCGTCAGGCAAGTTTACCCGCCAATTGCGAGAGTTATCTGTGTCTGTTGTTGTGACGGTATATTCCTGAAATGTATTAGCTCTGAATGACAAAAACTTGTTAGTTGTTATTGTCTCTTCAACAACTTCACCAACGCCAAGCGACGGGATCGATGTGACGCCCGACCTTATATCGTTGATTAACCCAACAGATTCTGTCGATGAATCGTAAGCTTGGAATGTAGCACTGGTATCACTTACACCAGCGCTCCCACTAATTATATTGTGCTCCAATTTAGGTAGCGGCACGCCAGAGCCTGTTGTTACTAAATATATAGGCGTGGTGTAGTTACTATATGTAAGAGCGTCATGGATAAACGACGTGTTTCGTACTTGGCCTGTCGTCTGATGCACATTGCCACTTACTTCATTCGCAATATGCAAAAACTTAGTTGGAGGCCGAAACACTCTGGTGTTGTTTATATCGACGCTTGAGGGGCTCCCTAAGTCAATGTGCGGACCTGTTAGCTTTGCGGTAGCAACACCTTTTTTAACTATTATGGTGTCGCCACTGCTTACCGCGCTTCCTTGAACTTGTACTTGTTTAGCAGCCAAGTTGACGGTGTAATCAGTGGTTTCCGTAAGTTTTGTACCGTTTTTAGTGACAACGATATCGCTGGTCGCGCTAGGACTATTAAAATTATATGTGAATGTTTGCGTGGTGCCATCTGATGTAAATTGATCAGATCCATCGTCGTTTCCACCGCCCAGCATAAAACACGACTGCATGTAGAGCTTTTCAATAGCAGTGCTATTGCTTTTAATAAACGAAACGCCCGTAACATCTACGTTTTCAAAATAGGCGTTGTCTAAGGTTAGAGTTTGTATACTTCCCGCATCTCCATAAAAGCCGTAGCTAGTACAGTTTTGTATTGCGCTGTCTCTAACTGCCAAGTTAACAACTTGGCCTCCTGTCCATCTAACGCCGTTTGTAAAATTATCAACTAACGAGTTACTAATAGTCCATAAGCCTGCAAAGCTACCAAACTCTGACCCTACAAATTGAGATGAAATACCGTCGCCGCTACTGCTTTGCTCTCCGAACATAAAACATTGATGGAAAAGGAAGAACCAGCAGTTACGAGCTACGATTCCGCCGCCAGTGCCTAGCTGCCTGAAGCTACAGTGATCAAAAGCAAGTCCGGGACAGCTTTTAGCTTCAATTATTTGACCTGTGTTATCTGCTATGAAGGTGATGTCTTTTGCTACAAAATTTCGAGAGTTTGAAGTGCCTCCTAAACCATCAGTTGGATCAATTATTAAACCTGCTCCTGTGGATTCTAAAACAGCGCCAGTAAGCCTTTCGTCTGCCGATGTGGACGTCCCGTCATAGTTTTTAAGGTCTGAAATAGCCATTCGGCCTGTGCCGCGAAATACTAAGCGGCCGTCAGAGACATTTTGGCTGTAGCCTGAGTTGTCATTAAGGTCGTAGTAAGTGCGCAGCACACTGTACTTGTAATGACCATCAGGGAAGAAAATGGTTTGGTTGTGCTTACCCCCTCCATCATCTTCAGTGTTATGAGAAGCGTAGTTAATCGCGTCCTGTATGGCACTAGTATCGTCGGTCGAGCCGTCACCAGTAGCGCCAAAGTCTTTAACGTTTAGGTATGACCCATCGATCATGCGGTTGTTAACTTTAGTGAGTGCCATCAGTGTGCTCCAGTTACTTCTTTACGTGTTCTATCATGCTGTCCATGATGTCAATTAGACGGTGATATCCACGGTACACCGTCTTCAGTTGTTGGGTTTTTTTGCTCTTCAATATTAGAAGTCAGTGAAGCCTCAACAGCGTCCTTATCCACGCCGTCAGCCCAACACCAGCCAAGTACAACAGACTCAGTTAGGTCTGCGTAGGGTACGAAGTCGTTAGCAGATGCGTCAGGTGTGAATGAGCAAGTGCCGTATGCAGAGGCATAATAAGTGTCGTCACCGACAGTCTCTTCTTCAGTTACACGCCAGTGAGCAACAATAACGCCCCCGTCCGCCGTATTGCTTTCTAGTGTAGATATGCTCCAGTTAGCCATTAGTTAGCTCCTTCGAGTTGTTCAATACGAGATTTAAGGTTTTCAATAATTTCTTGCTGGTCTTGGATGGCCTTAACAAGTGTTGGAACCATGTCGCCCATCTTTAAGCCCAGCTTAGTTTCTGTTTCAGAATACTTAAAGTCATGGACTAGCTCAGGCATTACCTCTTCAACCTCTTGAGCTACAAAGCCCATGATGTCGTTGCCGTCGCCGTTCTTCCAATCAAACCGTCGTGGCTGTAAGGCAAGAACAGTATCTAGTCCCTTATCTAAGTCGCGGATGTTTTCCTTGAGAGATTCATCAGAAATAGCAGTAATGCTTGTGCTTGTTGCATAAATTGAGCCAGCGTAGTTGATAAAACATCTATACGCAGACGCGCCTGTCGAATAAATCTGGAAAGCATCTTGGGCTGAAGTGCTTGTTCCGCCAGTAATCGCTAACTTACCATCCGCATTGCCGGAGGTAGTTGGCTTTGTTATTTTTAGTCCAGCGCCAGAAGTTGTAGAGGAATAAGTAGTACCAACCAAAAAGTTGCCGCTAACATCAAGGTACGCATGTGCCGCTGCGCCAGTAGCGAATTCAAGCATATCATCGGCATGATTATAGGAAAGGTATCCTCTATATTGTTGATTTCCAGAGGTGCCGTCGGCAAACATTAAGTAACTTCTGCCCGAACTTGAACCCCTTACTGTTATTCCTCCTTCAGCAGAACCTGCGCCAACAACTAAGTCTTTAGCGTAATAACTACCCGGTGAGGTTTGTTTCACGCCGACATTGCCAGAGCTATCTATACGCATAGCCTCAAAGCCTGTTCTTGTTGTAGTATTCCCTGCTGTGTTAAATGTTATTGCAGTAGCACAATTGTACGCCGAAGAGCCTCCACCTATGTCTACCCTGTTTCCTGATGAGTTTGCAAAGTATTGCAATACCTGAAAACCTTCTGTCTCTGTTCCAGAGTCGTATTGACGGGCTAATAAATGCCCCTCTTTATTTGTATCGTCAGTATTGCTGTTGGCAAGAATTATGTTGGAACCGTTTACAGTAATAGCGCCCGTTACGTCGACATTACCAGCAAACGTAGCTGTGCCATCTGATGTAAGACGCATGGCTTCTGAGCTATTAGTTGCAAAAATTAAGCGGTTGTTTGCATTCGAGCCTTGAATATAGTTAGTGCCGCCGCCCCACTCAAGTTTGTAATCATCAGAAAGTCTTACGTGTCCACTAGAAATTTCGAGCTTTCTTGCAGGCGCCGCAACGCCAATTCCTAATCGGCCGTCTGATGTAAGCCTTGCCTTTTCACCGCCACTAACAAAAAAAGCAGTGTAATCTTGAGAGGCAATCTTTATTGGATCGTTAGACGTTTCTATTGTGCCAAAACTATTATCGTTAAAAACTTGCATGTTACGAGCATTGTCTGCACGGTTAAGCTGTATTTTGTTTCCACCTTTTGCAATAACTGTGCCAGATTCCAACGTAAGAGTTTCAGTGTCTGATCCTGCTGTCATCGTGAAAAAAGCTAACTGACCGTCTTCAGATCCTCCAGTAGCGTCTTTGACGGAACTGGCGATGGATGCGTAGTTTGTTACGTTTCCTCCTGCGTCATCCCCACGGAACCGTATTAATCCTGTAAGATCGTTTGCGGCGGGAGAACCAGAGTCTCTTTGTAAATCTAATACTGGGCCTTTACTAGCATCCGCATCAGTACTTACCAAAACCATTTGAGGCGCGTTATCTGCGGTTGTAATAGTCATTTTGGCAGAAGATGTAATTGATCCATCTACTTGCAAAGTAGAAGCCATATCCACAGCACCGTCGATGTCTACAACATCAAGGTTAGTAGTACCATCTACATCTACGTCCCCAGAAATGTCTAGGTTTGTAAAGACCGATGTTCCGACTGCTGTAATTTTATCGTTAAACGTAGCCGCACCAGCCGCTGACATATCAAGGGTAAGGGCTGTAATCGTTGCACCGCCATCGTTGCCTCTAAGTCTTATATCGTCATCAGCGACTGTCGATATAATGTCTACATTCGCACCGTCAGTGATCTTAAACTGCATCTCTTGAGTGCCGTCAGCCTTAATGCGGACATCGCCACCCGAAACATCTAGGGTTAAATCACCTGCAACGTCGAGGGTCATATCTGCACTACAGTCGATTTCTGCACCGTCAATCGTAAAATTATCTACAACTACGCCAGCGTTGGCGGTAAGAACACCACCAATACCAGCCGTGCCAGAAATATCGACATTGCCATTGATATCAATGGTTGTCGCGGCAATTTGCACCTCGGTGTCCGCAATAATATCAAGCTGTCCGTCTGCGCTTGAGTTTAAGTAAATCGCGCTATCACGGAACTGCACTTTATCTGTTGTGGTAAGCTCGATGTTAGTTCCGCTAGTGGTGTTGCCATTAGCAAGAACCTCGGCCAGCGTGTCAGCCGTAGCAACTTGAGAATCTACATAGGCTTTAATGCTCTGTTGAGTTGCGAGGGCTGTAGCACTGTCGCCTGACATATCATCTTGGTCAAGGATGTCTGTAACTGTAACTGAGCCTGTGCCAGACAAACCGTCAAACTCTACGTTACCGTTGACAGTTAAGTCACCTGGCGTAGTTAGATCACCACTAAGCTTTGCCGACGTTACAGAGCCGTCTGCAGGCTCATTAATTGTGGTTGGATCGATAGTAATGATGTCGATCTCTGCAAGGCTTGGCGGTGCCTCGCTAAAAACAATTGCGCCATTTGTTAGCGAGTAGCTAGTTTTATTCTGATAAACGCCGTCAATATAGATTTGCGTGTTGTTTTTTGCGGCTGCGCTGTTTTCCAGCGTAAAACTTGTCTGCGTTCCATTCCCAACTTCGTCTTGGTGTGAGATGTTGGACGCGCTAGCATCAGAGCCTAAAGCAGCCCATGCTGTTGTGTAGCCCTCGAACTCACCTATGGTCGAGTTGTATCGTAAATAGCCAGCAGCAGGCGATGACGGCCTTTGAGCGGTAGTCCCAACAGGTACATGCACCGCGTCAGTTGCAGAGCCAACATCTAACGTTACATCAGGCGATGCGTTGAGTATTCCTACGCGGTTGTTACTAGAATCTACCTTTAACGTATTTGTATCTACTGTAAGACCGGCGAAAGATGGACTGTCAGTGGTTGCTACGCCCTGGTTAAGCGCCTTTACACTTGCCTCGCTTGTAAGCTCTGAGTCCATTACAGCGCCAGCAGCAGTGACGTTAGTTGTGTCTGTCACGTCTGCGCTTGCTTCGATTCCATCTAGCTTGGTGCCGTCAGAAGCAACGTCCCGGCCATCTACCGTACCGCTTAGCGTGATGTTGCCTACGTTCTCCAGATTCCTACTGCTATCAATGACAGTGGTCGCGCCCACTCGATATGAAATCGCATCGACGTAGCTTGAAGTAGTGACCTTGCCAATGTTCGTAACGGTAAACTGCTGCGAGCTGCCTACATTTAAGGCGTTAGCTTGGGCTGTGCCACTAACCGTAATATCGCCGGTCGTATTGATATCGCCAGTGCCGGTGATGTCATTGCTATTTAGGTCTAAATCGCCACCTAGCTGTGGTGTTGTGTCATCTACAACGTCACCAGAAGCTGTACTAGCAATTACGCCGCCTGCAGAAATGGTAATATTTGATCCAGCAGTTAGCGAGGCAACCACGTTATCTGTATCGGTTACATCTGCACTAGCTTCGATGCCGTTAAGCTTTGCATGGTCAGCGTCCGTAAAAACATTAGAGTCTGTCGCAGCCTCTACGAGCGCCCTAATTTCTGCCGCTGTTTGGTCTGCTGTCGCGCCGGCCTCGATAGCATCAAGCTTGTTCTTGAGTGCTGTTGTAAAGTTCTCATCGGTCTGAGTATCGACAACGAAGTCGATCGTGCCATCCGCATCTTGGTACGTAACGGTGATGCCTGTCTCAGTGTTGCCGGACAACATTGCACCAACGATGTCTTGTACCTCTTCGTTCGTTAGCTGCGTATTAGTGTCAGTTGCGCTGATCGTGCCATCTGAGGCGATTGTGATGTTTGTGCCGGCAGTCAAGGACGCAACAACGTTAGTTGTGTCCGTTACATCTGCGCTCGCTTCAATACCGTCTAGTTTAGTGCCATCTGTGGCTACGTCTCGGCCGTCTACGGTGCCGGTAACGCTGATATTCCCATCTACGCCTACATTGCCGGTAAAGTCCGCACCAGAAAGCTCGGCCTTGTCGGTATTTAAATTGGTGAAGTTATCGTCGAGTTCGCTATGCGTTAGCGCTGCGCCTTTACCTGTGCGTGTCGTGATATCAGCCATTTCTCTACCTTAATCTAGTCGTATCTTTAAGTTGCCGGCTTCAATTTTAAAGATATCGCTGGTTTGTATCTCACTTGCCTGTTCTGTACTAAAGTCAGCAGGGTCTGTCAGTGTCGCCCAAGCCAACAGGTTCCCGCCTGTTAGTGCGTCATACACACCTGCGTGCGTCACACGGCCAAATGGTCCTGCAGCAGCAGGGAATGCTATATCTGCGTCGTTTGTCGCCTCTGTAGGCGCTGAGCCTGCCACAGACATAGTCGTAGATTGCCTTGCGTAGTTAAAACCTGACACCTCTGTGCCGCCGCCTGCCTCGCCCGGGCCCTTTGTAAACAAGGCAACGTAAAGAGATGGCTGCGTATATGCATTACCACCGAAGACGTGATTCAGCACCTTGTCTTCTAGGTAGTTAGTAAAGCTCATCTAACGTCTAATCTTTTGGGTCCGCCTAGACCCCGCACCTTCATCGTCAACCCAGAGCCACTCATACGAGACTTTTCAGACGCTTCGTTAAGCTTTTGCACCGCAGCACTGTAAAGCTGCGCCCAAGTCCCTGCACGGCCGTCTTCCTGCAGGTATGGGCTACTGTGGATAAGTGACGCATATAGGTAAATGTCGGGAGCATCTGAAAGCAGCCAGTTAGTCGTAGCGCTGTCGGTTAGTGCCGGTACTTTCTGGAAATACAGAAGCTCGATGACGTAGTCAGCGTCTGGCGTAGGGTACAACTCTAGCGATGAGTCTGCGTGGCTGTAAAAGCGTGGCCGGCCAGAGGTGTCGTTATTAGCTGATCGCTTGTCTGCGATAGCATCACGAGACGCAAGCTGCACCGGATACGTGCCGTCACCCGTTACATGGACCTGGATCGTCTCTAGCCAATCGGTAGGCAGCAGGGAATACTCGCTGTTCAGCGTACCAGTAGCGCGTTGCTCCATCTTCCAGTGCCGCACGTCACGGTTAATCTGAGCCTCTGCGAGCGCGATAAACGTAGGAATAACCGAAGTTAGGTCATCTCGGTTTAGGAAGTCCGCTATATTGCTCTTCAGCTCAGTGTAATTGGTCAGCGCCATTATTTAGTCTTCCGCTTCTTGGCGGTCTTAGCCGCTTTCTTAAACGCTTTAGCAGTAGGCGCGCCTTTCTCGCCAGCCTTGCGCATTTTCTCGCCAGAGCCTGCCTTAATTCTTTTACGCTTTGCATGAATGTTTGCATAAAGTCCTCGCTTTGCCATGACTACTTCCTCATCTTACGCTTTTTTTTGTTGGTCGCTGCGCGCTGCCCGCGCTTTGGCAGAGCTCTCTTCTTGTGCTTGTAATTTGGCATTACTTCCAGCCCTCCCGCGCTTTGCGCTTTGCTTTTTGGGTTAGGTCGCCGTAATGAAACAGCGGCTTACTAGATTTTGTGTGCGCCTTACCAGAGTGTAGCGAGCCATCAGGCATTTTATGAAATCCGCCTTTATGCTCCTTGCCATCTTTCGAGTAATGCTTAACGCCCATGCCCATTATTTTCTCCTCGACTTCGCGCCTGAGCACTTCCAGCGCTTTCTAGACAGGTTGTTTGGGGTGTTAGGATCGTTCTGCTTACTCTTAGGTAATCGCTTCTTGATTCCCAATGAGCGTGCGCAGTACGAGTCGCCCTTGCTCGTCCCTGGCTTAACCTTGGCACCCTTCTGGCCGTATGAGACCTTCCTGCCGGATGCCGTGGTCTTTACTCGTGCCTTTCCTTTGCTTGGTGTAGCCATATTATACCTTACAGTAGGAATTCAGTCGCCGCAGTTGGGTTGTATAGACCCTGCTCTGCCTGCGTCTTGAAGGTTAATAAGCCCTCTACTAAATCCTCAACGATACCTGTGTACGCCGGGCTGTACCCACCGAGGACGCCCTCGCGCTCTTCTGGATCTAACGCGCGCTTGATAGGCAGAATATCGCCGTAGCTGTACGCCTCTTCGTCCTTCCCAGGTAATTGAGACAGCAATCCCTTTAGCTCTGCGCCTGCTGATACTGCAGCTGCTGTAGCTAATGGGTTGGCATTGACGTTTACACCACGCGCTTCAAGGCCACGCAAAATGTCTTCAGTAATACGACCTGCGTAAGGCTTCATTGTTAATGCGCGAATCTCTCTCGCTGTAGGTCTCTGCGGGTCTTTCACTGCTTTCTGCTTCTCGCCATACCGAGCGTCTGGTAGAAGCTCAAATATGCTCACCTCTTGATCGGTGCGGCCTAGCCCTTGACCGGGCACCCCGGCAGGATATGAGGGATGACCGCTCTCCGTAATAATGTCTCTGTCGGTAAATATCTCACCAATGTTTTGTATGCGAGCGTCTAAGGCATTTGCTTGGCCTGGCTCGGTGACTGCAAGCCTTGCCTGACCAATGCTCAACCCACCCTTATTGCGGAAGTTGACGTCGATCATGTTCATAAGTTCTTTGCGCAGTGAGTCTGGCGCGTTACGGAATGCATCTACCGACCGAGGATCATCGACGCCTTTCCAGTCCTTGATCTTTAGGCCGGCGCCCACGCGCTTACCCTTAACCATTGCGCCTTTACTAACAAAGCCTTTGACAGCCTTATCTAGTTCTTTTTTCTGCGCCTTACTCATATTGCTAGACGCATAACTAAGCATTGTCTCGCCGGTCATAGTGGCGAAATCACCGCCTGTAGGAGCCATGCGGAAAGGCATGTAGAGAGGGTTCTCCCCAGCCTCTGCAGCTTTATTCATGATCTGCGTAACAACGCCCGGAGCAGATGCCCATGTCATGCCGGGGTTCTCAAACATAAAGCCTTGACCGCCTTGCAGGTTAATGGGCCTATCAAGCGCCACATCATTGATGCCTGTTAGCAATCCGCCTGCCTGCGTGCGATCTGACATTGTCGTCACAAATGGACGGCCTTCTAAGTCAGCTAGCGGTATACGAGGTGCGTCCTGCGTGCCACGCTCCTCTATCGTATATGTGGTGTCTCGTAGCTTCTCTTGCTCTAAAGCACGCTTATCAAAGCGAGGGTCGAACTCACGGCCAAACGT